TAGCCGCGTCGCTGAGAAAGGTCTTGGTGGTGGTCTTGAAACCTTGTGGCTCAGAAACACTTGGTTGATTCACCCGTTCGGCTACAAGTTCAATTCGGCAACCGTTACAGGTGAAAGCCCTAGCGTTGCAAACTTGAAACTTGCCGCCAACTGGACTCGTATCCTTGAGCGCAAGAATGTGCCTATCGCATTCCTCAAGACTAACGGATAATCGTTTATGAAAGGGTTGTTAGGTTCGCCTAACAGCCCTTTCTAACATTAATTTTTCTAACACTTTCTAACATTTTCTAACCTAACCTAATCTAACCAAAATAATATCATGGCAGCTAAAAAGAAACCCGCCCCCAAAGCCCCTTGGAGTCCATCCGAAGAACAGGAAGCTCCAGAATCGGCTGTGACGCCTCAGGAGCCTGAAGTGGCGCCTGAGCCAGCAAAGGACGAGGCTAAGGCCTCAGCACCAGCCCCAGCTACAGAATCCCTAACATTTGAAGAAGTTAAGCGTAGACAGAAGAACGGGCGCCAAGCTGAAATCAATCTCGTAGGTAGCCGACGCAAAAAGGCCTAACACAAATAACCATTAAATACTTTTAGTCATGGCTCTAACAATCGAAGACGGCACTATCGTTCAAAACGCGAATAGCTATGTTACTCTAGCTGAAGTGCGTGAATACGCAACACAACGAGGCCTAACACTTCCTACAGCGGATGTTAGCCTTGAGCCTCTGGTTGTTAGAGCCTATGACTATCTTGAATCTCTAGCATATAAAGGTGTTCCTATAGAGGCGCTACAGCCCAGCTCATGGCCTAGGAAACTTGTGTATGTTAACGGAACCGAATTACCTGATGATGAAATTCCGTTAGATTTGAAAAAGGCTAACTGCCAGCTGGCATATGAAGCCAACACCGTCAATCTTCAACCCACTACATCTGGCCAGAAAGTTGTTAGGGAAAAGGTTGACGTTATCGAAGTCGAATATGAGGCTAACGGTGTATCATCTAACAGCCCCGTATTTAAAACCGTCGAATCCCTGCTTAAAAACCTTATATCGAGCGGAGGTATAGGTAGCACCCTAACAATACGCATCTAATGGCTGATTTCTATACACGTATGGCATCCACAGCCGATAGGTTGTTAGGGAGCAAGGGGCGAGCCTTTGAGGTTCGCAGAACTGAAATGATATTTGACCCCCTAACATCTACTTCGGTGGAGGGTGAAGTAACCACCCAGACCCTGAATGCTGTTAGGCTATCAGCCAAGACCGCATCCTATGACGTGACTCTAACCGAAAAGGAAATTGTCGGTGAGATGGCCTCAATGATTCTTTCCACAGTGGGAGCCTCATTCGTGCCCGAACCGTTAGATCAAATTATCGAAGATGGTTCTCTGTGGACAATCTACGGCGTCTCTAACATCTCCCCAGCTGGGCAGGATGTTATTTATAAAATTGGAATCATGTTCGCTGGCGTAGAGAACAAAGGATTCCCATTCACCTTCCCTCTAACTCTAACATAAATAACAATGTCTCAATCACAAAACACAGTTCCATCCAAGGTAACCACAGATCAGCTAACAGCCGCCGAATTTAATAACGTCGCTGAAGTCCAGAATCTTAATGCTACCGATAGTGAATCTCGTCTAACAACTAACGAAACTGACATTAATACCAATCAGTCAGCAATCGATAATCTTGAGAGTGTGACGGGAGCCCCTATCACTGGTCACTCCGATAAGATAGCAGCCCTTGAGAGTGACAAGGTTGATAACACAAGAGTCCTAACAGATGTTCCAGCTGGAGCAATATTCACCGATACAATTTACGATGACACTGCAATTCAGTTAGAGGTCGATGCTAACACCGCCAAAACTGGAATCACTGCCCAGCAGGCATCTGATATAACAGCTAACAACGCCAAGGTATCTGATGTGAATCATGTCACAGCTGAGCTACCTAACGTAGATAACACGTCAGATAGTGCCAAACCAATCTCGACTCTAACACAAGCAGCTCTTGATGATAAAGCTAACAGCACACAGGTTCTAACAGATGTCCCAGCAGGGGCAGTGTTCACTGATACGGTTTATGATGATACTACAATTCAAGCAGCTCTTGATGATAAGGTCGATGATACCGACCCAAGGCTAACAGATGCTAGAACACCTACAGCTCATACACATACCCTAACAGATATTACCGACGCTGGCACAGCTGCTGGCTCTAACACAGGGGACTTCGCCACGGCCGCCCAAGGCTCTACAGCTGATTCAGCTGTGCAGTCCGTTGTCGCTGGATCTAACATTACTGTGGACGCCACAGACCCTAACAACCCAGTGGTTAATGTCACCAATGCCCCTATCGAAATAGCTGACACCGCAGCCCTCTACGCCCTGACGGGACTTGTCGGAGGCGAGCGATACAAAACTCTCGATACCAAACACGAATATGAATACCTTGGTGGTGGCGAGTCTACTCCTAGCAATTGGTTGGATCACTCAGCACAAGATACTACTCAACCTTTAAATCTAACCTTAATTGGTGATCCCACTAATAATGTTAAGGCATACGCGCTTGATGCTATTCCAAATGCTTGGAGTGGCACAATAGGAACCGATAACAATTCTCTCCATATTGGTAGTTCGGTTACTTCGATTGGTAGTTATGGTTTCGCTTACTCCACTGGTTTCACAGGTGATCTAACCATTCCAGATTCAGTAACTACGATTAGCGATTTCGCTTTCAATGGCTGCTCTGGTTTCACAGGCAATCTAACTATTGGTAATTCAGTAACTACGATTGATAGTTCTGCTTTCACTTCTTGCATTGGTTTCACAGGCAGTCTAACCATTCCAGATTCAGTAACTACGATTGGCACTTTCGCTTTCTATAATTGCACTGGTTTCACAGGCAATCTAACTATTGGTAATTCAGTAACTTCGATTGGTAGCTCTGCTTTCCAGAATTGCTCTGGATTAACAGGCAGCCTAACTATTCCAGATTTAGTAACTTCGATTGGTAGCTCTGCTTTCTACTTTTGCTTTGGATTAACAGGCAACCTAACTATTCCAGATTCAGTAACTTCGATTGGTAGCTATGCTTTCTATAATTGCTCTGGATTAACCAATGTGAATTGCCACGTTACTCGCACAATCATGGACGCAACCAATGCCCTATTAGGCTGCTCAGCCCTAACCACTCTCCATGCAGAAGCAGGGAAGGGCTGGACAGCGGGAGCAGACACTATTGGAGGCAAAGCATTAACCGTAATCATTGACTTATAATCTCATGAAACAAATCCACTACACATCAGGATTGCCTCGCGCTTGCTCCACGCTGCTTCAAAACCTATTGGCACAGAATCCGTTAGTCCATGCCACCGCTACAAGTGGGGTGCATGAAATCATGTATCTCTCCAAGGCTTTTTTCAAAACTGAGGAATTTCGGACACTGCCTAACCCTATTGACGGGGAGGTGATGTTCGGAGACTTCATGAGGGCTGGTATTGAGAACTCCTTCGACAACCTAACAGATCGTCCTATCGTCGTCGATAAATGTCGTTCATGGATTGGGAGTGCGGGGTTACTGTTCAAACTATTTCCAGATGCGAAGTTACTGGTTCCTGTTAGAGATATTCGCGGAGTGCTTTCCAGCATGGAGAAAAAGTTTCAAGCGCACCCAGAGTTTCAACTTGAAATGTCTCAGCAAGATACCGCACGTATTCAAACCGTGGAAGGTCGTTGTCAATTCTGGCTTGATACTGCGCCTATCGGAATTGCAGTTCAGCGCATCCATGAGCTTGCCCGTCTCCATAAAGACAAGGTGCTGTTCGTTCATGCGGAAGACCTAGCAAGCAACCCTCAAGACACCATGAACGATGTATGGAAATATTTAGGCATGGAACCTTTCATTCATAATACTAACAATGTGGAGCAATACACTAAAGAACATGAGCTTGGGTTCCCTTATGGGGATCATGCGGTTCGCTCCGAAGTTAGACCCCTAACACCTGACTGGCATGAGACGTTAGGTAGACCCCTCTCAGAAGGACTCAAGCAAAAATTCAACTGGATCAACCAACTATAAACCATGAAACATTTAATCATCTCAGCACGAGGAAGAATCTTTAGGATTCTTGACGAAGCGAACGACCGAACAACGGAAGTTACGGACGCTATTGCAGCAGAAGCTCAAACCCTAACAGACAACGGGGATTTCCCGATTCTCTTTGAGGGGTCAATCACTACTCGCAAGGCAGAACGTGAGAACGGCTACCGTTTAAGGTGGGACGGGACTGAATTAGTTAGAACCATAATCCCAGTTTATGTCCCTAACGAAGTAACCAACTTCCAGATCAAACAAGCCCTCAATGTCACTCCTACTGACCGTGCTCAAGTCGATGCTTTCGTTGCAGGGTCGGGGGATCAAAACATCATCGACGGCTGGGAACACGCATCGACCTTCAAGCGGGACAATGCGCTATTCATTGGAGCGGTTGCATATCTTGAATGGACACAAGAGAAAGTGGATAACCTCCTAATCCTCGCTGCTACATTTAAATAATCCGACGGGACAATCACACTCGACTAACAAATGAGTTTTGAAAATGACATAGAGAAGTTTGCAAAAAAGTCGCTCCACAAAGCTGAGAAGATCAGACGTGGGGCGGCCTTGAAGTTATTCACGGCCGTGATTAAAGATACCCCTGTGGACAAGGGCATCCTTATCGGCAATTGGCAAACTTCGATAGGGTCACCTAAAACAAATATGTTAGACATTGAAGACCCTAACGGGGACATGTCCGTAGGGGGCGCCGTCTATCAGTTAGGTAGCGAGGTCGGCCTAGATCGACCAATCTATATGTCTAACAATATGCCCTACGCTATGGTGGCTGAGTATGGCCTGTGGAGCGGCGCTCCTAGTGAGAAGCTAACATCCAAGGGATATTCACGAAAGGCTCCAGTCGGAATGGTTAGGGTTAACGTGACCCGATTTAAGAAGTTGTTAGCCATCGAGGTAACCAAGCTGCCAGATTAAAATTATGAATAAAATATCAGATGTTAGAACAGCCCTAGTGCAAGCATACCTTGACACTGGCATTGCCCTGCCCACAGTCTACGACAACGACAAGCTGCGGCCAGACTATCTACAGCCTTTTGCAATCCTTCAGTTTCTCCCAGCAAGCCCTTCTGTTAGCACCCTAGGCTCTAACGGGAGGGATGAACTATTAGGCATTTTACAGATTGACATATGCTGCCCTGTGGATCAGGGTGAGAGCGTCCTGTTAGAGTATGCCGACACGCTGAGAGCTTACTTCACGGCTGGGCGACAATTTGAATTTGACTCGCAGTGCGTGATTGTTTCAAACTGTGGTCAGTCCCAAGGTTTTACATCTAACAATTACTATCGAATGCCCATTTCAGTGACTTGGTATTCCCGCCTAACAAGAAATACTAACTAACCAACACCAATAATATTATGTCCGACGCATCAAGACACGAAATGAGCCAAGTGTTAGAGACTGTTTACGGGGTTACACCCACAACGCCAGTCCTAACACCAATTCGCCACACATCGACAACCTTAGGCCTATCTAAGGACTCCGCCCAATCCGAAGAGCTGCACCCTAACAGACAAATTCAATGCTTCAGGCATGGTATGCGTCAGGTGAGCGGTGACTACGGTATTGAATTTTCAGCCGAAAGTTTTGACGACCAGTTAGAAGCTGTGTTAGGCGGAACTTGGACAGCTGATGTTCTTAAAGCTGGAGTTGTTAGAAGAAGCTTTTCAATCCTTCGACACTTCACAGATTTACAATCTGCTGATAAGCCGTTCCACCTATTCGCAGGCTGTGAATATAACACCCTGACTCTATCAGTTACACCTAACACAATTGTAACTGGCGCCTTTGGTGTGTTAGGTCAAGACCTAGGGGTAGATACAGTAGAGCCCACAGGCGCTACGTATGACGCATCCACTACAGATTGCCCCTTCGACGGCTTCACTGGTGAAATCCTTGAAGGTGGTGTTAGTATCGGCATCGTTACTGAAATCAGCCTATCGTTAGATAACGGCCTTGAGCCTCGACCTGTAGTAGGGGACGACAAAACAATCAGGCCAACAATTGGCATGTCTAATTTGTCTGGCTCAATGACGGTCTACTTTGAAGACTCAGTTATGTTAGAGAAGTTCATTAACGAAACTTCTTCAAGCATAACCCTAACACTTGAGCGAGGAGGTAACAGCTATGTTATCGATTTGCCTAATGTGACCTATACGGGTGGCCAGCCAGATATTTCTGGCACTGGAAGCATCGTTCTAACAATGCCGTTCCAAGCCCTCTATGACGAGACAAGTGAATCACAGGTAAGCGTGACCCGCACCATTGCCTAACTAAACCTAACTAAACCTAACCAAACCTAACATATGACAAATATTGATAAATTCAAAACTCGTGAATCTGGCAATGCTGGAATCAGAATCGACCTATCAACCCCAGACGGTGAAAAAACCGAAGAGTGGATTCGCATCTCCAGTGTGGACAGTGACAAATTCAGACGGGCTCAGTATGACGCCAAGATGGATTTGTTAGGCCGCCTGAAAGGTGACGAAGATTCCATCGATTACGAGGAATCGTTAGAGATTAACAACACTCTTCTAACATCTCTCGTTCTAGGGTGGAGCTTTACCAATGACGACGGCACACCATATCCTTGCAATAAGAAGAACGTGTTAGACCTTCTAACTAATGCTCCTCAGATTGCTCAGAAGATTGATTCGATTGCTAGCGAGCGGGCGCTTTTTATGAAAGGCAGATCAACACGATCTGCGAAATCGCAAGTGAAGGTTTTGCCCTCATGCAAAGAACCGAAGGCTCCAAGCAAAGTAAATACGAAACCCTCAACCAAGTCTGGAAAACGACGGGTATCAAACCAAAAGAGTTAGATGTTAGACGCATCCGACCTGAGTTTGAATACCTGATGACTTTGTTCTACGAAGTCAAAAGCAAAGACCCCATAACATATCAGGAGCTGAAAGCTTGGTCAGACCTAACAGGTCGCAAGCTATCATCTTTTGAAATCTCGACAATCATGGCTCTTGATAGAGCCTACCTAACAGCAAAGTAATCATGGCCGATATAACCAGTTTAATCATAAAGATAGCGACCGAAGGAGCGGCTAAGGCCACAGCAGAATTGACAGGCCTATCAACGTCTTCTAAGAAAGCTGGTGGGAGCATGTCTGCCTTGGCCTCTAAGGCGAGCAAGGCGCTACCAATGCTAGCCGTGTTAGGCGCCGCCGCATCAGCCCTCTCCACTGCATTTAAAGCTACCAAGGAGGTTGAAGAATACACTAAGCGGTTAGGGATGATTAAGGGTGGCGCTGGGGAGGCTGAAGCTGCCCTATCGCAGCTTGAGACAATGGCGCTGGCTACCCCAGCCTCGTTAGATGAACTTGTTAGTGGTTTTGAAACACTGGTCACGTCTGGCCTAACACCGTCCACAGATGCCATGCTGAGTTTTCAGAACATGGCCATCCAAGCTGGTGTTTCGTTAGATGATATGATTAGCATTGCAGGCAGCGCCGCTAGCGGAAAGTTTGCAGGCTTAGAAAAGTTAGGTGTGACGGCTAAAAAAGTTGGCCAAGATGTTATTCTAACATATGACGGCGTATCTGAGAAGATCGGCAATAACGCTAAGGAGATTGAGGGTTACCTACACAAGCTCCAGAATGCTGAGTTCTCGTCTAACATGACCGACGAGCTTGATAGCATCGAAGGAGCCACTGGTCAGCTGGGGGACGCTTGGGATTATCTCATGCGTAGTTTTGCAAGCTCCGATCTTGGTGACCTCGTGGTTGACGGCCTACAGCTTGTTAGCGCGTGGGTAGTTAAACTAGCAGACTCTATCAGAAATGGTAAAATAGCTGAAATGTTAGATGCTTGGAAATGGGCATTTAATGAAGTCTGGCTATCGGTAAAGGATTTATCAAAAATGCTTTCAGAAGGATTAGGTCTTTCAATGCGAGACGTCGTCAATGGCATAGGCACCGTTGCAAAGCACCTTTTATCATTCAAAGACAAAGCCCTCTTTGTAGCCAAGGGTGTGGGTGCATCATTCGGCTTTTGGGTAGACTCACTATTTGATGCTGGCACTAATTTGTTAGAAATGACTAGGCGAATATTCGCATCCATGAAAAGGTTAGCTACTGCGGCAGCTCTGGATATTTCAACCCGACTGTTAGATGCCCTAACACCGTTCAAATCAATGCCTGTAACCAATCAGCTAGAAGCTGCTTGGGGGAAGTCGCTGAGTAGCATAGGAAAAATAACGACCAAAGCCATTAATGATCAGAAGGCTAACAATACAGCTCTGGGTGAGACTATGGAGGGGTTTGTCGAAGAATAT